AAAAACAAACAGCAGTAAGATTTATTGAATTAAAATTATTAGGATTAGTATCTTTTGATTCAGAAGAATTAAGGAAAATGTATAAAGATATTCTTTTACAAGCCAAAGAAATGGAGAAGCAACAAATCATCAATTGCTATAATCAATCGTGGCATTTTAGAGATAAGCCATACGAAACAGCAGAAAAATACTACAACGAAACATTTGGAAAATAATATCTAATTTTAGCCTTATGGTGGAAAAAATAGGCGCAAAGCAAGAAAAATGGGCGCAATAGTGGAAAAAAATAACTTTGTAGCTCAAAAGTGAGCCGTATTTATACTAATTTATACGAATAATGAGCTTTAAAAATCCCAAAATGGGAACTTTTGTAACTTTAATGACAACTTATGACAATAATCTTTATAATATTAGCAGCTATTTGTAACTCGGTAATGGATGTTCTATCTACCAGGTATTATGTTTCTATATTTGGAAACCTTAAGAATCGCCAATTTTGGGATTGGAATATGTCCTGGAGAAACAAATGGCAGTGGGGCGAGAAAGAAAATGGCGAGAAGTTTTTATTTTCTTCAACTATGCTATCGTTTTTAACAGATGGTTGGCATTTATTTAAAGCCTTAATGCTACTTTTTATTTCTTTAGCTATTGTAACTTACAAACCTATCTTTGGGTATTTTGATATAATCTTATTTTCTATTATTTGGGGGGTAGTGTTTGAATTGTTTTACACTAAAATATTATTAAAATAAAATAGTGAGGTGGCGAAACGGTAAACGCTAAAATCAAAAGCAGGAATAGCCATAAGACTTTTGTAATAGGTACTTCAAACGGCTTTCTAGATAAGCCTACCATACAGGTTCAAATCCTGTTCTCACTACAAAAAATAAACTTATGAGTACAACAATCTTAAAGAAAAAAGCAGATGCGATATTTTCAACTTATATCCGTTTAAAGTACGCTGATGAGAATTTAGATGTAAAATGTTTTACTTGCGATAAGGTAATGCCTTACAAGAAGATACAAAACGGACACTTTTATTCAAGAGGTATATTAAGTTTAAGATACGACGAACAAAATTGTCGCCCCCAGTGCTACGGATGTAATATTGCTCAAAAAGGCAATTATATCGAATATTATAAAAGACTTGAAAAAGAAATAGGTAAGGGTGGTATGGATTTTCTTGAACACAAGAGACACCAGGTAAAAAAGATGGGTAAGTTAGACTATCAAGAGTTGATTGACCTATACACTCAAAAAGTAGCTGATTTATAAAAATATATTACCTTTGTAAAATGAAAACCGAATTAGTAAGCATCAAATTAGTAAAGTCAAACCCTAATAATCCAAGAATTATAAAGGATGATAAGTTTGCAAAATTAGTAGCATCAATTAAGGAATTTCCAAAGATGCTTGAAATAAGACCTATTGTTGTAAACGATGATATGATAGTCTTGGGTGGTAATATGAGATTAAAGGCTTGTATTCACGCTGGATTAAAAGAAGTGCCAATTATAAAAGTTACCGATTTGACAGAGCAAGAACAAAAGCAGTTTATTATTAAAGATAATGTAAGCGGTGGCGAATGGGATTGGAATATGTTAGCTAATGAATGGGATGCTGAAGAACTTGATGCTTGGGGATTAGATTTACCGGTATTTATGGAAGAACCAGGTTTTGATGATTTAATAGGAGAAGATAAAAACAAACCACCTGTTATGAAAATAACATTTACAAGTCCTGAACAATTACAAAAAGCGGAAATAGAAATACAAGAATTATTAGATAGGAATTATTCAGGTTCTTATTTTAGTGTTTCAGCAGGAGAAATATGAGGTTAGAAAAAGCATCAAGTAAAGCTATAAAATACGCTTGTTTAAATTTTCATTATGCAAAAGCAGTCCCAACTTATTCAATAGGTTATTCAGTTTTTGAAAATAACATTTGGTGCGGAGTAGTTTTATTTGGCGGAGGTGCTTCAGTTAATATGCCTACAAAATTTAATTTAAGAAATGGTCAATATTTAGAATTAAATAGAATGGCTTTAAATAGTAAACAATCTTCAACAAGTAAGGTTTTGTCAATTGCTATTAAATTAATTAAAAAAGAATGTCCTACTGTTAAGATGTTATTTAGTTATGCAGATAAAGGGCAAGACCATAAAGGTATTATTTATCAGGCTACTAATTGGTATTATATTCAAAATATAGAAAGTAGTGGAACTGAATATTTATTAAATGGAATTTGGAAGCACGATAGAGGTAGATATACTTGGGGTGTAGATTTTAAGAAATTAACAAAAAGGAAAAAAGCAGGTAAACATAAATATATCTATCCACTTGATAAAAGTTTAATACCTTTGTGTAAATCATTAAGTAAAGAATATCCAAAGACAAGCGATAAAAGTGTAATGGTTGCACAGTTGGCTTCCAGCTAACAGGAGGGGTTCGATTCCACCTTATCGCTCAAATAAAAGATTATGGCATATAAAACAGAGGAATTAGAGAAGAAGTCTTTAGAGGCTATTGAAAAACATAAATTGTTCTTTATTGAAGATGTGGTGGCGTTTTTGCCTTGCACAAAGACTACTTTTTACGAGCATAAACTGAACGAATCTAACGCTATAAAAGAAGCACTTGAAAAAAACAAAGTAGAGATTAAAACATCAATGCGTTCAAAGTGGTATAAAAGCGAAAACCCAACTTTACAAATGGGATTATATAAGTTAATCGGAACACCTGAAGAAGCCGAACGATTAGGTACTACATTAAAACATACAGGCGGTATGGATTTAGGTATTACTTTCAACGAGACTAAAACCTATGATACTAACGAAGAAGCAGACTAAAGCACTCGATAGATTAGAAGACAACAAAACAAGCGAGGTTATATTTGGAGGTGGAGTAGCAGGAGGTAAATCAGCACTTGGGGTTTATTGGATTATTAAATGTTGCTTAAAATATCCAGGCTCTCGATGGCTAATGGGGAGAGCAGTCCTTAAAACTTTAAAAGATACTACCTTAAATTCGTTCTACGATGTTTGTAAACTGCAAGGTATAAAGTCAGGGCAACATTATATTTATAATGCTCAATCTAATATAATTACATTCTCAAATGGTTCGGCTATTTACTTAAAAGATTTGTTTCAATATCCTTCAGATATTAATTTTGACGAACTTGGGTCACTTGAAATTTCTGGAGCATTTATTGACGAATGCAATCAAATAACAGAGAAAGCCTGGAACATAGTTAAGTCAAGGATAAGATACAAGCTAACGGAGTTTAATATAATACCAAAGATGTTAGGCACTTGCAACCCTGCAAAGGGATATGTTTACAATAACTTTTATAAGCCTACAAAGGATGGCACGATTAGTGAATCAAAAGCGTTTATTCAATCTTTAATACAGGACAATCCTTATATTTCGGAGCATTATATTCAATCCCTGCAATCTTTAGATAAGTTTAGTAAGGAGCGTTTATTATTTGGTAACTGGGAGTACGATGACAATGACAACGCTTTAATACAGTACGATAAGATAATTGACTTATTTACTAATGAGCATATTCCAAACGGTAAAGGTTATATTTCAGCGGATATTGCACGATTTGGTAAGGATAAAACTTTAATAATGGTATGGAGTGGCTTTAGAGTTACCGAGATACATAAGTTGTCTAATAAGGCAACCAACGAAGTAGCAGCATACATTAAGCACCTGGCAAAAAAACATTCTATTCCTTATTCTCAAATTATCTGCGATGAAGATGGGGTCGGCTCGGGTGTGGTCGACTATGGTTTCAAAGGATTCGTTAACAATAGCAAGGCACTTACCGGTAACTACATAAACTTAAAGTCTGAATGTTATTATAAACTTGCGGAGTTAATTAATGAAGCTGGAGTGTGGGTTATAACCGAAGATGTAAAGATTAAAAAGGAATTAACCGAAGAACTGGAATGGGTGCAAAGGCATAACGCTGATAAGGATGGTAAGTTAGCGGTGCTACCTAAAGACAAAGTTAAAGAACATTTAGGTCGAAGTCCCGATATAAGTGATGCCTTAATGATGCGAATGTGGTTTGAACTTAAGAAGTTTGACTTTGTTGTAATGTAAAAGTTATCTAAATTTATCGTAAATTTGTAAAAATAATTGCTTATGAATCTCATACAA